AGATAGTAACCAACTGCGAGAGGATTTCTTCGCGCTGGTCGATCATTATCGCAATCCGGGCATGAAGATGAACACGCCGAGAAGCAGCACGGAGATAAATGCCAGCCACGATGATGCCCAGCCGAATTGCGATATCTGCGGGACCGGGAGGTTCGCCAAGAACCAGAGAAACATGCACACGACGAACAGGATCTCGACGACCATGCTGCTATCCTCGGCACAGAAGATTGACGCGCACGAGCTGACCGCCGAAGTAAAGCGGTGCAATCTGCTCGACGTTCGAGGGGTTGCTCTCGATCAGAATGCGGTCGTCGCGTGCGGGAACGCCAAAGGCGGCGAGCGAGGTCGGGCTGAGAATGACCCTGATATCCTGCACCTCGCCGGCCTCAAGGTCTTGCGGCACAAACTCGCGAAGGACGGCCGGGCAATCGACGGATAGAGTGACGGTGATGGCGCCATTCGCATCGACCGCGGTACGTTGCAGCGACACGGTCTTGCCGTATTTGGCGATCGCCCTGTCGAGGCGGCGGGTTAGGTAACCGGGTGTCATGCGTACCAAATCCGGTAAGCCGACAGCCATTCGGTGCAGGCATCCGGCATCGCCGACGCGCTCGACGGGTCGTTGCCGCCCCATACCTGAGTGATCACGTCCGGGATAGTTTCGGAGCGCAGCGCCGGGTCGCGGCCAATGGCGTTCCAGCGCGCGTTCACCCATTCGAGTGCGGCGCCCTGCACGTCGGCAGGGATGACGTCGAAGCCGGCAGTGTAATCGACGAGGATAACCGAGCCGCACCATACCCCGGCGCACGATACGCCGGCGTCTGCTGTGCTGAGCGTAAGCGGGTAAAGCCGGCCCGTCTCCGGGTAGACCTCGAACAACGTCGGATCGACAGCGACGCCGTCGACGGTAATAGCGAGCGTTGTGTCGTCGACCGGGTATTGCCGGGTGACGATCGGCTCGGCCCAGCACAGTTGCGGGTTACGCAACTGATCTTGATAGGTCTGGATGACGAATATGCGGTTGCACCAGTTGTTTATCGCCTGCGAGACCGCATCGATCTGCTGGCTGAGGATCGCGTCCTGCGACGTGTCGGCCGGGTCGATGCCGAGAGCCGCCTTGGCGTCGGCCACCGTCACGAGTGCAAAGCTGGCGGCCGGCGCGACGACGCGGGTGATGCGATATTCGCCCCAGCTCATCGGGACGCCACCCGCGTTAGCAGTGGGTAAAAATCGCAGGTGACGGTCGAGCCGTCATCCTGCGTCAGCGTCAGCAATCCTTGGTCATCGATCGCGGCACTGAGAAGGCTCTTTCCTGGCGGGCCGGCGTGGCCGGGCTCGCCGCGCTCGCCGCGGTCGCCCTTGTCGCCGCGTTGCCCGCGCTTGGCGATCAGTTGCCAGCCGTCGCCTGGACAGGCCCCTGGAGCGTCGTGGCGGGCGACAAAGCACGAGCCGCCGAGCACGACCAGATCGAGCGCCTGATAGGAGGTTTCGTCCTCGCTCCATGTGCTGCGCACCGAGAGAGACCGCCCATCCCGGCCCGCGGCCGCCAGCCGGCACCAGTCGTCTGCGGGAGGTTTGCGGCCGGTGTCGCGGAGCGCCTGATATGTCTCGCCGGCATGAGTGACGACATCGCCCTCGTAATGCACGCCGTCGGCCCACTGCTTGACGATCGCCAACTTGCCTGGTGGTCCGGGCGGCCCTGGCGAACCCACGCCGTTGGGGCCGACCGGTCCCGGCTCCCCTTTCTCACCCCGCTCCCCGCGCTCGCCTGGGGGCCCTGGATCGCCGTTCTCGCCCTTCCCGCCGGGCGCACCAGGGATTCCAGACAAACCGCGCTCTCCGCGCTCTCCAGGCTCGCCTGGCGGCCCAGGAGGGCCGTCGCTAAGCTCGACCAGTCGGGTGCTGACCCGCAACTCGGTTTCGGCGCGGACGGCGCGCAGCTCCGACAACGCTGCGGCGACTTGCAGGCGCAGCTCGCGGAGCTCGCGCCCGACGATCGAGCCGACTTCCGTCAGGACCGGGTCAAGCAGCGAACCGTTCGCGCTCATATCCGACCCGGAACGAAGCGAGTTGCTTTGCGGCATCGTCTCCAGCTCCATCGCCATCCGTCCCGCCGGCAGAATCTTGCGGCGGCGATGGCGCAGGCGACGGCGGCGTTGCCGATGGCGGCTGCATCTCGCTGCCGTAAGACAGCGGGACCACTTGCTGCTGCACTCTCGGCATGGCGCCTGCGCCGCCCGCCACTCTCGGTAAATCTTCGGATTCGCGTGCCTCGTCGGGCGAGTAGATGCCGCTGATTACGCCGCGGGCCAGGGCTTCGATACGCTCGCGATAGGCCGACCGAAGCAAGGCTTTCATATCCAGCTCGAGGTACTCTTCCGGGACGCCGCGCAAGTTGAACAAGACCCCAAATGCTTCTTCTATGTGGTTGATCGTGAAGCCGAGGCCGGTCGAGATCCAGCTCTGCATCAACAACTCGGTGCTGGCAAAGGGAGTGCCGCCCAAACCGAGAATTTGCAGCGGGACCCGCAGCGCTATCGCGATGTTTTGGTCGCTCATCTTGAGCATCTCGGCGAGCTGGGCATCGACCGCGCTCGTCTGGAGCGTGCTGGGCTTTAGGCCCGCAGTCAGGATTGGAGTGCGACCGGCGTTTTCGCCGACCGTCTGTTTTTCCCACGAGGCGCGCAATTCTTCGGCTTTCTCGAGGGGCAGCACGCTGTCCGTCGTCAGAATAAAAGACGGGCGAGCCTGGTTTATAAAAAACGCTACTTGCTGGTTCATCGCGGCTCCCGACAGCGCCAGATCGAGCGTCGCCGCCAGGATCGGGCTCTCGCCCCTGAGCGGGTGCCGCGGCGTATGCAGCCTCACATGGAGCACATCGCGCGCCGGCACCGGCATCGTAAGATCGACCCGCTGTTGAACGATCTCGTTGCCGCTCAAGGAATAAAAGATCGAGCCGTCTTCGGCGATCTGCGCGATGCCGTACCGCATCAGGTGCAACTCGATGATCTCGGCGCGATTGTTGCGGATCGCGACAGCGAAGGCCTCGCCGCGCTCATAAAGGCGGCGGGTCAGGTTGAGGAAAAAATCGCTGATCGTCTGATAATCGTTCGGCCGGCGCAGAATGCGCGTCAGCGCCGAATTGACGACGCGCTCGCGGCCGCCGTTGTCGAGCTTGCGCCAATGATCGCCCGGGCACATCGGCACCGTCTGGCTATAGGCGCTGATGCAGGCCTCGACCATCGCGCTGCGCTCGCCGTAGGGTTCCAATCGGTAGCCGGTCTGCCACCAGTTCCAATAGCGACCGACGCTAGCGTCGAGCATCCCTTCCGGCAGGAAGTAGGGACCGGGGCGGTATTGGCCTTCGACGGCGGCCTTGCCCCGCCACGGCAGGATTCGGCTAAGCCAGTTCGCCATCAGCGCGTTTGGTAGCTGCCCCCGGCGGCTGGCCGCATGTCACGGTGCTCAACCTGCGCATCCGGGGTGTCGCCATGCGCTTGCGCTTTGAACGCATCGGCTTCGGCTTGCGTCGGCGTCGGCGGCGGCGGATCGGACAGCAGTTCCTGGACCCTTTGTGCATCGTAGGGGCGGATCTCGCCTGGCTTCCTGTCTTCGGGGCGTCTGGGCGCCGCCGAATGCGCCGATGGCGCCGAATGCGTAGCCGACGTCGATGTGGCTGTCTCCGGAGCGTCTGCGGAAGATCTGGTGCTCTGCGCCATCAGTGCTCTCCTTAAAGAACGGCGGGGCCACAACCCCGCCGTCCGATGCCTTATGGACCCCAGTTTACGCCGGTCATGAATTGCACCATGCCAGCACGTCGCATTGCCCAAGTCACATTCGCCAGCATCCTGATGGCGATCTGAGCGGTTTGGAACATGCTCTGCGTCGGAGCGGCGACGACATTCGGCGTGCCGACCGTACCGATGTTGAGCGGCGTCGTGTCTTCCATATGCAACGTGGCTTGTTCGGAGACTTCAAATTCGGGCGCACCTGAGACGCTGACGAAGTCGGCCGCGTCGATCATCAGCACCTCGCCGGCCGGAATGGCCGTCGAGTCGATGACGTTGAAGCGTTCGGTGAACTGCTGCGTCCAGCCGAACGGCACGCCGGACGGGCCCGGCGCGAAGACCAGCTGTTGCATCTGCATGGGGTTCATTAAGAGCGCCAACCTTCGTCCTGCATTGACCGCATAGAATGGGTTCGTCAAAGCCTGGATGTCGGCCAGAATCGCGGTGTAGCCGTGCGCCGTCGAAGCGGTGAGCGGCGTCACGCCATTGGTCAGCCCCGCCGGCCGCGTGGTCGACACAGCGACGTTGTCGATCAGCAGCGCGTCGATGTTGATGCTGGTGTCGAGAGCCATGTTGTCGCGGATCAGCCCCTCGATCGCCGGGGTCGAGTACATCGCGATTTCGCGCGAGAACACAGACAGGCCGCCCACCTTGTGCGGGTAGAGCGTGATGCTCTGAGTCCCGAGCCGGCGCACTGGAATAGGTGCGCCTTCGCCCACGAACGAGCCGCCGATCGACGGCGTCGTGGCGCGCGACGGGATCTTGATAGCTCCCGCATTCGGGCCAAACGTCAGCGCCGTGCCGAGCCCCGAAAGCCGCGGAAAAACCGCCGTCGGAACAAGAACCGCTAGGAAATCAGCTTGCGCGAGTACGACGAGCTCAGCGGCCCAGCCGGCGGTCGTGGTCGTCGCTCCAGCGATAGCGGCGCGAGTGATGATCGCGGTCCCTTCGTCGTCGGGATAGCGTTCACGCAGCACATCGTCGAACAAGCGCGGGTTGCCCAAAGCGCAAACGTGGGTGACCATTGCCCGCACCAGGAAATCGGCCGGTGTCGTTTCCTTAGTGGGAATGCCAAAAGGTCGGCGTTGGACTGCCGGCGCCTGGAACTGCGGCTGAGCTGGTTGCTGCGTGCGGGCCGCGAGCACCCGCTCGGTTCGCTCGAGGGACGAGAGGCGCTGTTCGTGCGCTTCGATTTCGGCTTGGTAGACCGCCGCCTGATCGGTGTCGTGGTCGGGATCGTGTGCGTGCTCAGTTAGCGCGTCACGAGTGGCGTTGAGTCGTTGTTGTGCGTCTTCGATCTGTCTTGCTAGAGGGATGCTCATCATAATCGCCCTTTTTGTCGGCGATTGAAGCTCGGCATGCGCGCCAGGTGGTGTGTCGCGGCGTCCCTTGTCGGCGTGCTTGCCAAAGACGAGCGACATGGTTTGGGGTGAAATCTTGAGAGACTTCGCGACTTGCAGCGCCGCCGGGTTGGCGGGAACACTGACGATCGAAGTCTCCAAAAGCTCCTGGTGGGTATAGCGCCGGCCCGCGTAAGGCTTCTCAGGGTCGATCGGCTCGGGTTCGGAAAGCGCGCGAAAGCCTACGGAGGTGGCGCGCAGGATGTTCTGGTCGATGAGGCTGAGGATCTCGTCGATGCGCTGCGAGGTGCCGCGTTTGGCGGGATCCAGATCGGCGAGGAGCTGGTCGCCTTCGACCCGGATGTCGGACCATTTCCCAATCGGCGCGCTCGTCATGTGGTTGAACAAGGCAATCGGGTTCGCGCGAAAAGCGCGCAGATCCCAGCCGTCGGCTTCGATGATGTCGCCGTAGCGGTCACGCGTGGCGTCCGACAGCACGTAAGTCAGCGAGCCAGCTTTTTTGCCGGCGGCAGTCTTATGGATGAGGGATTGCGGCATATGCTCGCCTGCGCTAAACTCAGCGGCGAGCGGGATCTCAGTTTTTCGCGGGCGGCCGGCTTGACCCCGGTCGCCTTTTCGATTCCGCGCCTCTTATACGATCATTGCCCGCACGTCGATCATTTCTTCTTCGTTCAGCGCGGCCGCACCCATCGCCATCGTCAGGGCTACCATGCCATCGATGCGGCCCGCCGATTTCGCCTTGTCGAGCTTACGGTTGCCCGCAGGATCGACCTTCACCACGGCATTGGCCGCGCACATATTCAGCACCGGATGTCTGCCGTGTGCCAGACGGGCGTTGAGCAGATAGCTTTCGAGTTCGCGCAGCGCTGGCGACATGCTCTGCACACCTTGCCCGAATTCGACAAAATGCGCGTCCAGCTGGGCTTCCTCGAAACCCGCCTTCAACAACCACGGCCGAAGGTGCCGCCAACCCCAGCGATCAAAGGCGATCTTGCGTATATCGTACCGGTCGAAGACGCCGCGCAGATACTCGGCGACAAACTCGTATTCGATCGACTTGCCAGGCGCCGCCTGCAAATGACCCTGCGCATGCCACAGATCGTAAGGCACACGATCGGCCCTCGCCTTGTCGGCGAGCCCGGCACCCGGCAGCCAAAAGACCGGATGCACATGCCACAACTCGTCGATCCGGCCAATCAGCACTAACGCCGTCAGGTCGTTAACCGAACTCAGATCCAGCCCGCCATAAACCGGCACGTCCCCAAGCGGTTCGATATCGCCACCACAGGCTGTCCACACGCTCGCCGAGACAAACGGCGAATTGGCCTCGACCCGCTGATTGAGGATCAGGTTGCGATATTCTGCCTCGCGCGACGGCATGCGCCGCGCATCCTCAGCCATCGCCAGGATCTCGGCCGCATTCTGGAAATCGCCAAACGCCGGATTGGCCGCCCTGATTGCCTCCTCGCCAAACGGATCGAGATTCCGGTCAGCCGTGTAGAGTCGGCAAACCACCCGCTTATCGTGCCCCGCCAGAGCATCGTCAATCAGGACGCTCAGCAAATCCGCGTCTGTCGGCGCCTGCGTCGAGATCACCACCGACAGCGGGTCATCCTGCGCACCTGTCGCCGTTTCGAGCGCCTCGTATAGCCTGCTGCGCGGCCCGCGTACCTGCGCCAACTCGTCGTGCACGATGAACCGCGGATTGAGCCCGAACGCCGTCGTCGCCTCGGCGGACAACGCTTTGTAAAACGTCCCGAGCTCGGGACACAAAATCTCTTTTGCCGTATCCCGGATCTTGATCACCGGATTGAGCTGCGGCGACAGCCTGACGCATTTGTCGGCCAGATCGAACAG